GCAATTAGTTTCAGCAGGAAGCTAAAACTTCTTGCAACTGGTTTGGGGTTTGTTTGCGTGTTGGGCTCTGTAGAGCCCTGAATGTTGCGCTCTGTAGAGCGCAAACAGCATACGTCGTTTCCATTCCACTTCTGGAATGGAACCGTGATTTCCAGTGGAGTGTAATCCACTGCTAAATCACTACGACGGGTTAGTGCAGTCTCGTGACTTCGTCGTTTGCGATTATGTCTTTCTTTATTTATTTAATATTAGGACTTCACTCACACAATTTTAAAAATTATAGAAAAATATAAATACTAGGAGCACTTCTAAATAGAGTTATAACAAAATGGGAGAGGAGGCTATACTGCTCCCTAACTAGTATAAGGCGTGTGTGCTCTATGACATGAAGCCTTTACTAGTAGAGCCCCACTAATACAGATTAATTAAAACGTCATCATCTATAAACAAATATATATCTGTTTCTTTTGTGTTACTTTTCTTTACATAGAGAACACACACATTTAAATAGTTTGGAGTTTTGGAATAATTAGCAAGCTAGCATAATTCGTGCGTTAGGACTCATGCTCCTAAAGATAGGAGTTAAAATCTCCTGTTTGCTATTAATTAAAATGAATATAATACAAGCTAGAACTGCAACTAGGCTCCAAAGGATTAAGGAGCTAAAAAATTCTATAGAACAGGCAGAACTCCCAGACTACAAAAGACTAGCTATGCTGGCCTGCTCAGAATGGGGAGTTACTCTAAGGACTGCAAATGAGCTAATTAAAATTGCACGTTTTCAAATAGATGGAATTTAAAGACTATGAAAAAGATGACTGGCAAAAAAAAGTTTTAGCTACTAGAGGAAATATGGCTATAGCTACTCCTAGACAGATGGGAAAATCTACAATTATCTCTGAGGACGCAGGGGAGTATGCTATGAATAACCCTAATAAGAGCATTATGATAGTAGCTTCTGTAGAAAGACAGGCATTATTGCTATTTGAGAAAGTATTATCCTACATTTATAATAAGAATAAGCCCTTAATTTCTACCAAAAAGGAAGAAAGGCCTACCAAACACCGATTAACGCTAAAAAATGGCTCAGTGATACACTGCCTACCCACAGGAGACTCTGGGTATGGGATTAGAGGTTATACAATAGACCGACTTTATGCAGACGAAGCGGCATTTATTAATGAGGACGTATGGGCCGCAATTACTCCTATGCTGGCTACAACTGGAGGAGACATAATTTTACTTAGCACTCCATTTGGGACTGAGGGTTATTTCTATAGAGCTTTTCATTCTGATAATTTTACTTCTATACATGTTAATCCAGACGAGGTCATAGCTTCTAGGAAAGAGCCCCAACGATCTAACATGCTAAGGTTTAGAGCAGAAGAAAAAGAGCGTATGACTAAGCTCCAATTTCTCCAGGAACACATGGGAGAATTTGTAGGAGGCATTCAAAGATTTATTCCAGATGAATTAATAAACCTATGCTGCGTAATTCCTAATAGTGCTCAAATCTGGCCCAAAGGAGATAGATACCAGGGAATAGACATAGCCAGAATGGGAGGAGATGAAACGGTAATGGTAACTCTTAATAGAATTGATAGAAAGAGGCTAGTCCAAATTGATTTAACTATCCCTGAGCCCCAGTCTTTAACTGACACAGCTAGACTTATTATTAATAAGGACACAATTCTACAACATAGAAAAATCTTTATTGATGATGGAGGAATGGGCGTAGGAGTTTTTGACATGGTCTATGATAATTATAAGACTAGGAGAAAAATAGAGGGCCTAAATAATGCTAGCAGAGAAATAGAGAGGACTATCAATAAAGGCAAAACTAAGATTAGAAAGAAAACTCTGCTAGGAGAGGACATGTCCGTAACTCTTAAAATACTCATGGAGAGAGGTCTCATAAAATTATATGATGACCCACGCCTTAGGCATAGTCTAAGGTCCATGCAAGCTGACTACTCAGATGGAAAGCTAAAAATCTATGGAAATTACAGCCATATTTTTGAAGCACTTAAAAGAGCGGCCTATTGCATGAAAGACAAAAGTTTAAATATTTACATATATTAGAAATAACATGTCAGATACAGGAATTTTTGCAACGACTGCTGAGGTAGAAAGAAAAGCTGGAGCTAATGCTTCTGCAACTTCTAAAGCTGAGGCCTACGTTAATGACTATATGACCCAGGTAGAGAGCTTCATTAATACATTCTGCCGTTACAATTTCTCTGATACTTATGCTACTCTTAATGCAGATACTAAAAATATTCTCAAACAAATAGCTTCTGACTTAGCAGCTATTTATGTAATCAACTACGACCTATCTGGATTTACAACTAGAATAGAGGGAGAGGACATGATTAATATTCTAAGAGACTCCGCTCTGAGAGGTCTATCCATCATAAGAGACAAAAAGGCGGTAGATTTCATAAATGGCTCATAATTTTAAACAATTTCCAGAGCTGACTAATACTCAAATGGCTATCTATTATTTTGACAGCCCCCATAGGCAGATAGTAGATAATTTTAATGCTAAGGTAGAACGAATAACTGACGGAGATACTATCCAGGTCTCATGCGATTTTAGAGATTTTAAATTTCCAATAAGATTTTCATTCATTGACGCTCCAGAATTGAAAACAGAGGGAGGCCAGGAGTCTAAGTCCTGGCTAGAGAGTATGATACTAGGAGAAGAGGTAGAGGTCCATATTAACCCTAAGAACAGAGTAGAGAAATGGGGACGGCTTCTAGGAGAAATAATGCTTATGGGAATTAGTGTAAATAAGATGAGTCTAGAGATGGGGTTTTCTGTCCCATTTGAAAAAAAGGAGAGTGTTTGGGAATGACATTAAATTTTGGTATGGGGACTTCTCCATTTCATAACAGCCCAGATGATAACGAGATATTATTATCCCAGGGGACTAGATGGATACCAGGAGTAGGAATTATTAAATGGCTAGGAACATGGAACTCTGGAATAACTTATCTAGCTAATGACGTAGTCTCTGAGGGAGGAAAAAGTTATATCTGTATTTTAGGCCATATTAACCAGCAACCACCTAACGCTACTTATTGGGACGTAATGTCTGGGACTGGAGGAATGACTAATATTACTATAACTGCTGACTCTGGAACAAACCAGGACGTAGCAGACTCAGAGATTATGGATATTGAGGGAGGTAATGGTATCTCTACCGTAGTAGGAGCTACTAGGAAAATAACGGTAACAGCCGACCATGACACAGCAGATAACTATTCTGCTACAGAACATTTTACAGAAGCTAGTATAGACCATACTAATATTACAGCTGGAGACGGAAGCGACCATGCAGACGTAGTTACTAACTCTACTCACTCAGCAGGGAACGGAGCAGACCACTCTCTACTAACTGCAGGAACTTCTTATTGGAGCTGTAATGCTACAGCTTTTAGAGGACAAGCCCCAGACACAGCAGACTTTATTTTCAATGAGCCATACGGTTATTTGACAATGCAGGGAGCAGCTTATATGTTTGCAGAGGTGCAACTACCCCAGGGAGCAATAGTAACTGGAGCTGTAGTTACTGGTAGTGCTGGGACAGAAGATAAGACATGGGTTTTAACACGAAGAGTTTTAACTTCTCTAAACACTAATGTAGAAATGGCTAGTGCAGCAGTAAATACTGAGGACACCTCTATTACTAGTGCAACAATAGACAACTCACTATACGCATACTTTTTTAGAATAACTCTTGCTGCTACAGAAATAATCTATGGAGCTAGAGTAAAATACACCACGAACTATGTTTAAAAAAATTATACCCAAAGCATTAGGAGCATGGAGCTTAGCCTGGTTTATTCTCCAAATCTCTTTTAACCCCCATTTTGAGCCTATTCTATTAATTAAATTAGCTGAGATTATAATAGCTACTTATGCAATAATATTTATAGTCTTAGATATTAGAAAAGACATAATAAAATGGGCCAATTAGATATAAGCTCTGCTGTTGCAAGCGACTTAGCAAATACTATGACTGCTTTCTCTGTAGGAGACCAACAGACAGATGGGCCTACAGGACAGAAAGAGACTAGATGGTTTGACGCTAATTTTAAAGAATATTTAGGATATTACAAAGATGAAAAGACTCCAGAGCTAACAGCTGTAATTGACGCTAAAGCCTCCTGGACCATTGGAAAAGGATTTGTAGCTGATGAAATAACTACTGCTCTATTAGATACAATTAGAGGAAATGGAATGGACACATTTAATTCTATACTAGAGAACGCCATGCGAACTATGTTAGTAAATGGTAACTTTTATGCTGAGATAATCCGAGACGACGAGGAAAATCTCATAAATCTAAAACCGCTTGACCCTGGAACTATGGAGCATATTTTTGACAGTAAGGGTATGCTCAAAGGGTTTGAGCAGAAATCTAAAGCAGGAAAAGTCCCTATAAAATTTAAGCCAGAAGAAATTTTCTATTTAGCTAGAAATAGAATAGCTGACGAAATGCACGGAACAGGAATAGTCCAAAAGCTAAAATTAATTATTGACATGAAGAATGAGGCTATGGCTGATAATAGAATTATTGTTCATAGACACGCATTCCCACAATGGATATTTCATTTAGATACTGATGACCCAACTAGGATAGCAGCCTTTAAAGCAACTAAGGACGCTTCTAACCCTGGAGAAAATATGTATATTCCAAAGGACGCTGTAGTCCCAGAGCTAGTGGCTGTAGCTCCAAACGCCACGATAAATTTGCTACCCTGGATAAATTACTTAGATAATCTATTCTATCAAACTGCAGGAGTCCCTAAGATAGTAGTAGGAGGTAGCTCAGAATTTACAGAAAAGGCTAGCTCTATAGTCTATTTAGCATTCCAGCAAAGCGTAGAGGAAGAGCAGCTCTTCATTGAGGAACAGATACTAGCTCAGCTAAATCTATTCATTGAATTAAATTTTCCAGTAAGTCTGGAGAATGAATTATTATCTGATGAGAAGAAAGATGGGGACGACACTAATGTCCAACCTAATGAAACAACAGCTGGGGCGGGGCAATAAAAAATGACAGAACAACATAAGCCATTAATTGAGACTATGATTAATACTGCAGCATTAGCTATATCTTCTATGGGAGTAGTAATGTTAAGCAACCAAAACTACATGGGATTTTGTATGATAGGATTTGCTGCTGGATTAGAATTTTTCAAATATTGGGGACGTAGGGAGGAATACTGGTAATGGCCACTAGCAAAAGAATACTAGACGCTGCTAAAAACCTAAAGCCAGGGGCTAGCTTATTATCTATTCCAGGAGTTACTAAGAGAGATGACGCAGATAAAGGAACTATAACTCTAGATAGAAAAGGAGTAGAAACTTTTGCTGGAGAGAGAAGCTCAAATGTATCTAGTAGAAGCTCTAGAGAGGTAGAAGAAGAAAGACAACGTAGAGCAGTAGAAACTAATAAGATAGCTCAAACAGCTAAGACTCAAAGTGCAGCCACTACACAAGCTCAATTACAGGCACAACAGGGAAGCTCTGCACAACAAGCCGCACAAGCAGGACAGGAAAATTTTAATATTTCTAGTAACGGAGGAGTAAAAGCTAACTCAGATTTTAACACTCAGCCAGAGAAAGGAGGAGTAGAGGGCCTATTAGCTAACAAAGTAAATCCAGCTTTACAAAAAGTCCTGGAGTTTTTTGGAGCTGAGTTTGAAGAGGTCCAGGAGGACTCAGCAGGATTATTTGGTAAGAAGAAAGGAGATTTAAAGATGACACCTAAAGGAGCTAGAAAAGTTATTACTAGTGCAGTAATTATGGGAGCTACTGGCCCACTTATGAGTTATGGAGGAGCTGTCTTATCTAAAGTAGGGAGTAAGGTAGGAATTAAAGCTGGAACTAAAGTAGTTACTTCTACTAGTAGAGCTGCAACTAAGGCCAGTATTAAGAAGATTAGTGCTTCTCCAGGATATATTAATAGACAAGCGTTTGCTCATGAGCTATCAGCTAAGACAGGAAATTTAATTCCGAGAGGAACTATACAAACTCAAAGAGCAATAACAGGAAAAGCATTTACTCCAACTAACAATGTAATGAAAATGTTTAAGAGAACTCCTACAGCTGCTCTAAAATATGCCGTTAATCCTAAGTCCCAAGCAGCTACTATCTCAGTATTAAGAAAGAATGGATTTTCTCTAGGGGCTGCTGGAATAATAGCTGTAGCTGGGACATACCCTTTTGCTACTTTTGAAATAGCAGAGGCTACAGATAAATTAGGAATGGCTATGATGAAAGCTGCAGAGGTAGGAGATACAGAAGCAGTAGCAGAATTAACAGAGTATCTAAATGAAATAACCGACCCTGGATTATGGGGAAAAGTAATTAGTCTTATTCCTTTTGCTAATGTTCAAAGAGCAGTAATGAAGAATATAACTGCTGCTAGAATGAGCTCCGAGGTAATGAATGAGGAAGCAGATAGAAATGCTAGAATAGCTAACGGAGAAGAAGAGAGTCCTTTTATGGCTGAAAGAAGAATGGCTGATGAAGCAGCTCAGATTAGAAAAGATGAGCAAAGAGAAACTGACGAGGCCTATTATGATAGACTAAGAGCTGAGTCCGACCAAAGAGACAAAGACGAAAGAAAAGAACAGGAAGATTATTACGCAGGCATAAGAGCAGACCAGGACAAAGCTGAAAAAGAGAAGAGGCAAACTGATGAGAAATATTGGAATGACGTTTATGAAACTAATTTAGCTAGAGAGAAAGCGGACAGAGATAAAGAACTAAAGGAAAGACAGGAGGACGCTGATTACTACCAGGGTATTAAAGACCAAAATGCTCTAGATGAAAAAGCCTCTAGAGAAGAAGAAGCCAAATACTACCAGGATTTAGCTGATAAGAATAAAGCTGACAAAGCTGCTGAAAGAGCTGCAGATGAAGAATATTGGAATAACATTAAAGAACAGAACGAAGCTGAAAGAAAACTCTATGACAAATCTTCTGGGAGGGAATGGGTAGGCCCTAGTAACTTAGCATTTGGTATGCTGAGGTCTGGAGGCTACTACACCGAAGAAGAAATGGAAGAAGAGAAGAAGAAGCAAAAGAGCTGAAAGGAGGATAAATCAAATGAATGAAGAAAACCAAAAAGAACAACCAACAGATAATTCTGGAAAAGGGAATAAGCCCACGAGCACTCCGCTTATTAACTCAGCAAACGAAGCAGCTGAAAGGCTGGAAAAAGCAAACGCAGTTAAAGACGAATTGCTCCAGCGAGAAGAAGAGCTGGCTAGCCAAAGAACACTGGGCGGTAGAGCAGAGGGAGGAACTGAAACTAAGCCCAAAGAGGAAACCCCACAGGAGTATGCTGCACGAGTAATGGCCAACGATCTAAATTAAGATGGATATTAAAGTAGAAAAACCACTAATTAAGGTAGGCACTCCAACCCAAGCAAAATGGGAAGAGGTATTGGAAGCTCAGAAAGAAAGTCATATAGCTAATTCTATAAATCTTGAAATAGCAAACGTAGTTATTAGACTAGC